AGCATTATGTTGTCAGTCTCTTGGATTGCCCCTGACCCTTGGTTCAACAGAGCGGCATAGTTGGCCAAAGCCAACGCGGTACACCTATCGGCATGACCATCTGAACGCCTCACCGCCCTGTACTGTTTGTTACCTCCCGGCGTGGTCAACTCATTGACCGAATGTAAATCCTCTCGTATGGCCCTATCCCTTGGAACCCTCAAGCCCCGCTCTTGGAATGCCCTGCGTAAACCGGGGAATATCTTGGCCTTCAACCCCTGCGTGAAGGTGCATTCCTCCAGCTTAAAGGCAAACCGCTTGGCCAAGGATTCGCTTATTGCATTGCCGATGCCGGTTGAATCAATGGCAGCATGGGTAGCCCTGTTGATACGATCAGACAGAAGCTCCTCTTGCAGATGGTATGGGGTGTTTCGGAGAACCAAAACCTCCCGCGTCCACATCACATCGCCAACCTTCTCAAGCGTCCAAGCTACAGTCAGATCATGCTTTCGCCCAATGTCTATGCCTACAAAGCGAACAGCATTCCCGTTCTGCTCCTCGCAGTCTTGGGTTGCCTCGTCACTCACGCATTCATCAATGAGGGTGTAAGGCAGCAGGACATTGGTGGCATCAACAAACTCGCATTCATATTCCTGCTCCCAAGCTTCGGGGTCATCCAGCCCTGTCTTCAAAGCCTCAATATCCATTGGCAACCCTTCCTCGATTGCTGAATGAATGGTTGTCTTATGCCGTACAAAGTTCAGTTCCTCCGACTTGTTCCATATCTCGTAAAACTTGGAGTTGCGTCCTGCCGGGGTGCTGATGATGCGGAGCTTTAGCTCACCCCTCAAAGGATTAGAGATGGCTGGGTAAATGGCCTCGTAGATGCGGTCGGGCCTTTCATGAAAAGCAAACTCATCCAGCACCAAGTTGGCTGAATAACCACGCACGGTGTCCGGGTTAGCTGGGAGAGCAAGGATTCTTGAGCCATTGGGGAACCTCACCTCGCTGGTTCGACAGTCAGGCTTGGGTAGATCCATTGCATCAGACACAATCCTCGCAACCCTGTTGCCCTTCAGCATCCATTCCTCTGATTGCCTTTGGCCTGCTGAAAGCACCACCCAATCGGTGTTAGGTTTGTCCACACAACTGGCAACAGCCTCAAAGGCGGTGCCAAGTGAACCCCCTATCTGCCGGGACTTGAGCCATATCTTGAAACGCGAAGTGTCCGCAACCCACCTTTGCTGGTAGGGCAGCATCAACTTGAATAGGGCTTTTGCGCGTTCCTCTTTAGTCATTCAGTTATTCTGTGGCTTGGGAGCACCGAGCATCTCCTGCCATTGGACTACTAACTGCTTCTCGCTGGCAATATACCCGGAGTGTTCCACATTAACCTCGGCACGGTCGGTGTACTGGCAGACGTTCTTCAAAGCGAAGATAAGACTGACCACGTTATTGTTTTCTAGGGCTTGCTGAACCAGTTTGCGCTTGAGAGAAGTTTGCAACTTGGCCTTTCCCTTTTCATAGGAAACGCGAAACTCGCTATCTTCTCCCTTCATTTGGCGTTGAATCACATCGTGAGAACAGCCAAGGAGAGTCCCCATTTCAGCAAGAGTAGCATTGAGTCCCCCAAGCCGTTCAACCAAGTCGAGGTCGAATACAATCTTGGGCCGACCACCGGGATGCTTGCCGTTACTGGTGGGTGTTGGTGAAGTTAAGCGGTTGCCTGTCGTTGCTCCAGCCATCGAGGAACAAGGATGCAGCGTGAACAGGGGGGCTGTTCAACAGTTAATTTGGCTCAATACAGCTTAAAGGAGTGGGGTTTGTGCGAGTTTAATAATTAAACACAAGTTTAGTTTGGGGTTGTGATTAACTTGATTAGTCATTTGGCCCCACGTTAGCATCTGGTGCAACAATCAGTCCTTCGCGGCGGCAGAAGGCAACTAGGTCTTTGATTTTATGGTTGTTAAACCAATAGACTCCGTTCCTTTTATGAATACCCATCCCTCGACCGGAGGCAGCTTTTTGGGGTTTATCAATCCAACGCTGACTATGGCCAAGACCGTGCCGGTTGCTTCTTATTGTTAGGGCATTATCCACGTTTATTTAGTATCCTTTCCAGTTCTGTGTTCATTATCAGGAGTTGTTTGCCTGCTAAAATTGCGTTTATTTGCCCAAACTTAACCATCATCCTCACCCTGTACTTGGTGATTCCCATTATTTCAGCCACCTCTGGCACAGAGTAAGAAACCTTTTTGTAACCTTGGCGCAACTTATCCATTTTTGCGGTGTTAATGGTTCTTTGTTTATTGGTTTACACTCCACCAATAGGCACGTTTATGATTGGGTTGATGTCATAGCTTGCCTTTTTCTTTCCATCGGTTTTGCTTCCGTTATCGCGCTTGACAATCTTGCTTCCCCACTTCTTCTGTAAGAGGTCAAATTGTTCCTTTTCCCTTTGTATTGTGCGATAATCTGCGCAGCCTCCCTTGTTGGTGTGTTGTTTGACGAAGTAAAAAAGGTAATTGATTCTCAGCACCTTGCGGAACTTGTTGGCTGCTTGGAGGGTTAGGTCGTAATCTTCCTTGAGTGGAAGGGTTTCGTCATAGCGTAGGCCCTCGGTTTGATCTGCTAGGAAAGCTTGGAACGGGCCGCCAATATAATTATTGAATGAGAAGGGAGTGTATTCCCGATAAGCACCCTTGTCTGGAATGCAATTGATTCCCCAAAACGGGGTTTCACATTGTTCAGCAATACTAAACCCATGTTCCACCGCTTCCGTGGCCTCCTCCGTGTTGAGGCGCTTCTGTTCATTCCCATTCCATCTGCCGAGAGCGGAAAGGTCATCATCAACGATTAGCAGCCACTTGGTGGGGCAATTCTCCAATATCCAATTCCGCACCCTGCAAAGGTTTCCTTGCGCTGAGTCTGGGCATTCCCACACGGGCAGTTCGTTCTTTCTGTACGCCTCCGTTTGGGATTGGCTGACCACATATTGAACCTTGTTAAAGTACTTGTGGGTAAACGCGCTATCAGGGCGCTTCCAGCTTGGAGCAGCGATGGTGAGTCCCTTCTTCATCTATCCTTTGCCCAAGCTATTGATGTAACTGGCCCCATCAATCACCCTGCCGATGCCCTGCGACCACGGCTTTCCGTTCTGCCGCTTGGCAGTAACTGTTTCAAGGTCGAAATGAGTCTGTGCCGCCAGCCAATCAATATCATTATTGAACTTCAGCACCACATAGTTGTTAGACTCATCAATAGCTTCGCTGAACTTCTCGCTCCCTTCCACCTCCTCATGGTTCATATCTAAAAGCTTGGCAAGCTCATCCCCATCGAAGCCGGTTAGTTCCATGTCCAAGTCAGTTTCACTCAACCCTGACAGCAGTTCGGTCAGCTTGTCATCATTAAGCCCTGACAATTCAGCAATGCGGTTATCGGCTACCAAGTGGGCAAACTCCTCTGCCTCTGACTCAAAGTCCTGCTCATCAATTGGTACAGTTTTGACGTTCAAAAGCTTTGCAGCCTCTAACCGCCCATGCCCTGACACAATGAACCCGGAGCGTTTGCTCACCACAACAGGGCTGCGCCAACCAGAATGGCGTATCACCTTGGCAAGCAAAGCAATCTGCTTGTCTGGATGTTTGTTGGGGTTTTGAGGGTGCGGCACCAAATTAACCACATCCTCCAGCTTGGTGTGGTCGCAATGAATCTGGATGTCGCTCATCTTACTTGCCGCCAGACGGGGCTGCAGCATCAATCACGTTGATTTGCTCTGACAGCATTTGGGTTAGCCTGCCCATTCCTTCGGCGGGGCCAAGGTTCTTGGCTGTGCAATTTATCGTGTAACGGCTGGAGAAATCCGTGGTTCGGGTTTGGGTGCTGCTACTGGTAACTGTCCCGGTGTGGGTGTTGTTATGGCTCCCGCCCACATCAAAGGTGACCCCAAAGAGTTTGCCCCCCGCTGTCGCATGAACATCTGTGGTTGAGCCGTCCACCTCCGTGTCACCCTTGGTGGAAGTGTTGTCGGTGTGTGCCCCGATCTGCATATCAAAGAGCACATTGATATCGGTGATGCCCACGTTGGGGATTTGAACCAGCGACAGCACGGGGGTTTGGATGGTTTGGGTCACCATCGTAATCTCGTCATCATCACCCTTAACAGGGCGCTCAATGTCAACGCTGATGCACCTTGTGGTGGTGTTACCATCCTTGTCGGTGTCGAACCCTATCTCGCTCACGAAGTTTAGGGTGGACTTCGCAAGTGCTGTGCCTCCATCACTCGCCGCCAGTATGGGCGAAAGGATTAAGTCCTTGATGGGAAGCCCCCTCATGTCTGCTATTTGTGCGCTATCTGCTGCCATGATGTTTTTATATTGTGGGTATTAGTTTCGTTAGGTTATCACCGATTCTAGCCAAGCCTTCAGGCTTATCCGTGCCGGTAAATTTGATTGTGACTTGAGCCATTTTACTGCCCCTCCGTTTTCCAAGATCGCCTACGGCTTCATCCTTGTCATGGTTGAGATCAAGTTCAAACTCTATTTCAACATCTGAAATGGTTAGGCCGTGGTGCTGCACCAGAGTAAAGAGCGGCACCTCAACCTTTTTCCCTGATAAAACAAGGGCGATCATCTTGGGCGCACCCTCCTCGTCAAAGTAATCCTCCCTGATCTTGGCTAGGTGGTTCCCCTCTACGCTCTTTTGCGCTGTGACAACGGCAGAATAAAGGCTGTTAAATATCTCTTGTACGGAGGATGCCATTGTTATTCACCTATGCGTACAACCTTAATAGCCAAAAGCTCCTCAAGGGTGGGGTGGGGCGGGGTCAAATCCTCCCAATAGCCACGGGCCAAAATGGATTGAAGGTTGAACTCTGGAAATTTTGCCTTGTCATCCCAATCCACCACCTGTCCAGTTTCCTCTCCTGTCTGAATTAAATAAGCCTCGCCCTCCTGTTGGGCTATGATTTTCGGGTATTCGCTTCCTAGTCCATTGTCCATTTTATTCCTTTCTCTTTTAGTAGTTTTTTTAGATTTTCCCATTTTTCCGGGTTCACCCATAGCCGGTCAGGGAAATAAACGTGTGCTATGTCATCAATTGTCACCCCATCATGCACTTGTAGCTCTACATAACTCATGCCGGGATTGTCAGACATAGCCTTGTCCACCTCCCCAGCCCAACCTGCCATTGGCTGCGATTCGTGGGTTGGGTTGTCTAGTGGGGTTGGTATGTAAGAGGATGCCCCCAACGAATCACCAAAAGTTACGGTCGTTCTTTTCCTTGTGCTGTCCTTCAGCTTTACTCTAATTTCTCCATACATATCGACGGTGGAATACCTGTTTATGTTCCCCTTGTTATCTAAAGAAAACCCGAATTTGTTTTGAGTTGCGTAACCATAGATTGGCCTTTTTTCTGGCTTGAGGTTTTCCGGGTACGAAAACATGGCTGTCTCCGCTTTTTTCCGAGCTTGAGGTGCCAACGACCCCCCACTTGTACGGGTTTCGTGTTGCGACTTGAATCTTCCGTCTTCCAATATTTTCCTAAGCACTCCCTTTTTCACCCTGACAAAAGAGTTTGAGGTTTTTGCCCACTTCTTGGTGGCTATATCTATTTTAGCTTTTACCTTTTGGGGGGTGGTTAACTTTCTTCCCGGAACATGCTTTGTCTCGTTAAGGTATTTCTTTATCGCATAGTTTTGGTTTAGTGATTGTTGTTCTCTAAATGATTGTTGTGGCTTTGGTAGCTGAAATTTCTCAGGCTCTGGTAATCCCTTAATCACCATTTTCTCAACTTGGGGAATCACAACTTTTTTGGCTGGGGCGGGTACGGGGGCATCGCTCAGCTTTTCAATGATCTCCACAAACTCCCCGTTGGTGTAGGCATCCTTGCCCATCTTATCCAAAAACTTTTTGAGGAACTCAGGCTCAACATCTGCGGAGGCTTTCAACCCTTTGTTGAACGTGTCATCAGGGGGAAGCACTTGCTCATTCTTTTGGATTAGCCCCATTTGAATGGCCTTGTCCCTCCTCACATCCTCAACATCCATGCCGCTGTTGAACCCCCAAGGCCCAAAGGGAACACCAAAGCCACCAAGGCTCTGGTCGTTCATGCGTAGCCAGAACTCCATATCATCCTTGCGCCTTACCTCGTTGCGGTTGCTTTTGTGCAATGGGCGCGGGACTTTCCGCTGCTCTGCCCGGATAAACCTTTGGGCTGGGTAAGCGTCAAGGATGGCAGGGTCTTGCCCTTGCTTGTAGTAGCCGTAGGACTGTGCCTGTTGGGTTTGGGTATCGAAGATCAGGTTAAGGCGCGACTCGCTGGCAATGTCTTTCATGCGGGTAATCATGTCCCGGCTCATATCCTCGCCCGGAGGCAGCACATTTCCGAGGCCGGTTTCCTTGGCCAGCTTTTGCATCTCATAAACAAAATCAGCCCTGCTTGTTTTCTTGAGGGCAGAAACCCTGCGCCCATCAGGGGTGGTCACCATCTCCCTTGCCCCGGAAAGGTAGTCCTCCATCATCTTTTTGGAGCGATTAAGGAACTTCATGCTCTCCACGTTGGAGGTGAAGTAAGCCCTCTCCCTTATTTGCGTGGGCATCGCCGCCCATTGTTTGCTGCTCAACCTCCTAGCAACGGGCTTCTTTTTACCAAGCCGCCTGATTGCTTCTTGGAACTTTGCTGGCTTGACTAATATTTCAAGTGTCATATCACATCGAATCCGTGGCCGAAGGTAACACCTACGGTGCCGCCGTCAATTCCTTGGATTAAATTCGGACACGCTTAAATGTAACGTGTCCAAAACTAATCACTCCGTTTCCTCAATTACCCTCAACTGGCTACCCCTTGCACATCCTATCCCCTGCCTCAATCTCTCAATCTCGGTTAGGGTTTTCCTTTTGTTTTTGTTTTTGTAGTACGCTTTGTTTCTCTTTTTCTTGCGCTTTTTAACTAGCCGCGCATCCCCCCAAGACACCGGCCCCCCCTTTTTCTGTTTAAGGATTGGCTTCATACGTTCTCCCAAATGTATCCGTTCCACTTCCTGTGCCTCTCATCCCGTGAAAGAAACTGGTGAGCCTTCCACAATGGAGGCATCAGCAGGGTGTACTCGTAAGGCGTTCCCCCCCTGCCTTGGCTGGCTGCGTGCATAAGTGATCCATAAATCTCCGACCTGTCCTGTTGGCTTATCCAATAAAAGTCCCCGCCGCCTCCCCTTCTCCTTTTCCGTTCTTTCATTTTCTTTCCTCCTTTCTGTTTTTTAATTTCGGACTACTTTTTTGTAACTGAATCCGTTTCTTGCAAACTTAATTATCACTTGCAAACTGTTAAACGCCTTGACGTTCTAAATCCTTTGCCTAAGCGATTTCAATGCCTTTGGCATCACATCATACCAGACAGGAATAAAAACACGCTGTGTACCCCTTTGTGAGACAATGCGCCCGTCTCTGTGCTGCCTACCTCCCTCACATTGCTTCAAGCCTTTCTTCTTTTCTTAACTCATTCAATTTGGCTTTGAGTGCTCTGTACTCACCCCTTGCCTCTGGCTTGTCCGAACGGTAGTAGGTGGACTCCTTGTTTCCGGGGTGGGTTTGAAGTTCTTCCTCGATGACTTTCATTCGTTTCCATAGGGGCATGGTGCTGGTTCCCTTTTCTCCTATGGTTCCATTTCTTCCCGGCCTTTGCATTGGCCTGCCCTCGGCTTCCCAATATTGCTTGGCGCGGGTTAATCCCGCTTGCCAGTTCCGCACCTCTGTTGTGCCCATGTACCAGCCCTTTGTTTCCATACCCAACCACCAGTCCTCTGCCTTCCATGCCGCCAAGCCAATCATCTCTCCGTAAGCCACCACCTCATCCCTTGAGGGAACCTCCCCTGTATGTGTAACAATAGAAGTAGAAGTAGAAGTAGAAGTGTTGCCTTTTGGTTCCAAGCAATCTTCAACCAAACTTGAACCACCCTTGGCCTCAATATCCCCGGTTTCCTTGGCTTTCTTTCTAGCTTGTCCAGAACGGATGCCGCCAAGCCTAGATTTTTCGAGCCAAGCTGCGCGTTCTTCTTTCATAATATTCAGCCTATCGTGAACCAAGGCTGAACCACCCTTCAATCGCTTTGGCTGGAACATCA